TCGGGCTGTGGTGTACAGGTACATACCGTTTAGTCACAATGGCGTGATTATTCGGAGATGAAGGTTCAAATCCTTCCAGCTCGACCATCGCACCTTAAAAGGAGTACAGATGGCCAAGAACCGCCATCATATTTGGTGGCCAAAAAAGGACTATCAAGGTGGCATTGAAAAGCGTTTTAGGGAGCTTCCTTGTAACGTGGTGTGGATTGACCAGTATAGTCATAATCTACTTCATCAGCACACGAAACCTCCCACTAAACCAAGTCATCACGAAATGTGTGAAGCAATCAACCGACACCGACAGGGCGTTTGTTCCTGTAATACCTGAGGAGGTGAACATGTCGGACGAGATTAACTACATTTGGTGTCGTGAATGTGGCAATCTTGTTCACTACACCTCAGAGAATACCACCATTGTTTTCTTTCCAGATTACCCATGGTATAGCTTTGCTCAGACTGAGTGTGGCTATTGCAATTACAAGCAAGCCCTATTCTTGACTAACAATCTTGATTGGGAGTTGGCTTGGGCAATTAAGCACGACTTGGGTTTCATTACCCTAGATGGTTTTCCGCCAGAGCAAGTAATGGAATCTTTTGACAAGGTTTACCCTGAGTTTGTTCACTATCATTTGCTTAGTGAATCAGAGGAAAATCAAGTCTTGTTCTTTGGTTACCTACTTGAGAACACCGACCCAGAGGAGTGGTTCAATGACTGACATTGGCATGCTGGCAAGAGAGATGTATCTCAGGTGTCGGCTTGCTGATAACCGAGATGCACGAAAGGCTCTTGAGAAAGAGCACATGGAACTGTACAATGAGTTGTTGCAACTGCAACTCGAGATGCTCAGGAGGGCAAATGCCGACGAAGTATGAACAGCTCTATGAACTTCAGATTCGACTGAAGACAGCACAGTATAAACTACACAAAGCTCAAGAGCGAGTCAGAAAGCTTGAAGAGCAGATTGCCCAACTCAGTGGCAAAGATGGTTGGGATGTGACATGAAGTTTATCGAAACACTTCGTGACTTGGAGAAGCAACTCCGAGATATAGATGAGAAGATACGCGATCTTGAGTACCGCAGACGTAATGTTGTGGAACTCCGTAATCGTGTTCTTAGTTACCTCAACAATGAGGACTAAAAAACCCCCTGGCGTTTGCTGGGGGGTTCTTATATTACTGGCAGGCTTCACAAGACGCTAATTCGTCTGGGTCGATAGGACACACCTGAGCCAAGAAGTCCTGCTCCTGTTCTACCTTCTCCATATCTACACCTTCGATACGCCTGCTCTTAGTGCACCTAGTCCTAGGGCGGCAAGAACAATGTTTACATATTCTACATAGCTATAATCTACATAACCTAATTGTACTAGGCTGTTGAATATAATAGCTACAACTACTACTACATAAGTCTTACGACCTTGTAAAAAATTAAGAATTTTTTTCATTATACTTTCCTTCCTTTAGCAGCCATTGCTTGAAATTTCTTTTTACCATATTTAGCACGACCAACTGCAGCTGCAACAGCTTTCGCACTTTCTTTTGAATAACCTTGAGCTTGTACTTTAGCGGTTAGTTTAGCAAATCTGCCACCACCACCAAGTTTCATTGATTTTTTCATTACTTCATTCCTTTCTTTTTCATTCTACGCTTTTTAGCATCTGCCTTGAATTCTGCTGGTGTGTGAGTTGCACCTGAGCGTAAGTTCTTAGCTTCGTTTACTTTTCCACCTGGTGTAAAGTGTAATCTAATCTTTTCACCTGATGCAGTCGTAATAGTTCTATATCGTCCTGGTCCTACTGGCATAATTTTCTCCTTACCATTTAACTTTGTTAGCCCAATATGCTGCTGACATTTTACCCTTGGCAATGTTGCTTGCGTGTCTAGCCTTGAATGATGCCCTTCTGGCTTTCTCAGAGGCCGTCTTAGGGTTTTTACCAGCACCACTAACACCTTGTTGTCCGAAGCGGATTAACTTAACTGTAGAACCTTCTTTGGCTAAAACAGCGTGTGATTTTGTAGAGTGTCCTGGTGTGCGTTTAGGCTTGTTATAACCAGCAAACTTTTCTTTGCCACGAGCAATCATTTCTTTTTCCTTGCTGCTCGCATATTATCCACAAGATTAGGGTAGCGTCTGCCTGCCTTCTTAGCAGCTGCCTTGGCACTTGCTTTCTGGGTAGGTGTAAGTTTCTTTGGTTTACCTACTGATTTTGGTCTGGGTTTGTTCCATACTTTCTTCATTTGCTTAATCCTAATCTAGCTATAAACCATTTTAGCAATTTACCGAGAGCATTTAGGTTAGAACTGTCTTCACTTTGTGCAGCCAACTGTGCTTTTAGATCAGCGTTCTCTTTAGTTAGAGCTTCGTTCTGCTTCTTAAGTGCAGCAATCTCTACTATTTGCGTGTTAATCTTTGTATTTAGCTGTGTAATCTCTACTTGTAGGGCTTGTAATGATTTAAGTCCAGCTTGTAGGCCTTTCCATTCATCACTAGCTCTTAAGCGTTTCATAGCCTCTCCTGCAGGTACACCGTTCCACTGACTTGCAGCAGCGTCATTCTCTGCTTCTCTAAATAAACCTGTTCTATATAGTTCTTTTCCGCTATTTGTATCCACAATATCTCCTCCTGGTTGGCTTGGTCCTGGTGCTGGTTCAGGGTTTAGCTGACCACCCTTAGGAATTGCCCAACCGATTACATTATTATAATTATATGTTTTGACGTGCATCCCACTATTGAATGGGTCGTTCTGCTGATAACAGTCAAAGGTATTCACATTAGCTGCTGTCACAACACCTGTGTGGCCCCAACCACCACCAACTCGACCATCCCATACCATAATAGCTCCTCTAGGTGGTACACCACTCGGAGTGTTTCTTACCCAAGTAAATGCGTCACCACGAGTGCCAAACATATCTTTTGCACCTGCTACTGGGAATGCTGGACATCCACCAATACCAAGTTCCACATTAGTGTAGCTTTGCACACCTGCTACACACTGTCCTTTAATTCCACCACAAGAGTTTATTGCTTGGCCATTAGTCCTAGCATAAAATCTGTCCACCACATCTGCCATTGTTTTATCCTTTCAAAAAGTTAATAAGTTCGTAAGTAAGTATCGAAGTAAAGAATGCTGTTACTAAAGTCAGATATATTTTCTGAGCACTTTGGCTTTTCTTGTAAGCTCTAAATTCATCTAAGGTTACAAAGTTCTTTAATAGTATTTCCTTAATTTGCTTGATATCGCCCTTCATTTCAGATAGGTCATTATGCAAAGTGTTAGTTTGCTCTTTTAGTACCGCTACTTGTGTTTGAAGGGGAGCTGGTGCCATTAGATTATCTCAACAGTTAGTGAAGTTGGATAATTACCGCCAGATTGAACTGACATTGTTCCACCAGAAGTATAACTAGCTAAAATAAATGTTTGATTTGCTGAAGATGCTGTCTGAAAAACTTTTGACATTTGTATACTGTTACCAACAGATGTACCGCCAGTTGATGGGTATGGTACTACATATTCAGATATTAAATTAGCTGCTGCAATAGAACCAACATATATTGCTAATACATTATCAGTATTAGATGTAGTGTTTGTCATACGTCTAGCATAAGCTGTAACTCTAACTTTTTTATTTGTAGGTATTGTTACAGTAAGTGTTCCACCAGATAATTGTGTTGCAGATGTTGATGCAGTTGAGAAAGTTGCTGGCATTAAAACCTCTGCAATGATATTGGTAAATGCTGGCAATCCATAAGGATTCACGCCTACTGCATAATAAGTATTAGATATACCACCAGATGTAGGTATCATACAAGTTTCAGGTACTCTTACATTTACAGTAGTATTGGTTGAGAATGTTACAGAGTTAATTTCAGCGTATTCTTGAAGTCCTGCAGTTACTGCGTTAGCAAATGGTGAATCAGCGTTAGTTGCTACTGCACTACCACTAGCAGTTAGGTTGTTAGCATTTGTAGTGTTAAGGTCATTGATTGAGTTGTTGAATGAGTAAGCAGATATTAAAGTAGATTCACTACCAGATAATCCTTGAGAAGCATAGCTACGTATAGTTGTTGCAGATAATACAGAACTAAACAAAGCTACTTGAGCTAATTTACCATCAAAGTATTGAGATGCAGAACTTGATAATGCACCAATTCTTAAATCACCAGAATATTGAACTAAAGCGGTTATTGTGCCAGTTACGGTAGTTAATGAAGGCACTAGAACACCATCGATATAAACTAATACTGAGGCTCCTGATAAATCTGTAGTTGCAGCTACATGAACCCATTTATTTAATGGGACAGATGCATAAGAAGTTGTAACTGAGTTATTGCCTGCTATTCTAAAACTAGCAACCTCTATACGTCCTGAAGAATCTATAGCAAGTCCAAAACCTTGGTTTGTATAATCTGATTTATTTATAATTACTTGTCTTGAACCAGTATAACTTTCAAGTTTAATCCAAGCAGAAGCTGACCAATCATCTGTGAAAGTAACTCCAGCAGGTGATGATTTAGTAAAGTATTGTGAGCTTCCTGATTCTAAATCAGTACATTGTGTTGGAGCAGCAACAGTACGAGTAAGCTTTAGTTTCTGTCCTGGGCTAATTGTGCTACTTAAATCAACACTGTTAAATACTAAGTCGTAATTACGGTTGCCGTTATAAGTTACGGTATTAGGTGTAGAACCAAGAATAGGTGTCCAACCGTCTGCGTAAGCACTTGCACCAATTCCACCGACAGCAAAGGCTGTACCGTCTTGTAGAGCTTCAAAGTGTTCAGCAACTACGTTCATCTGTACTGTTACACCAGAGCTGTGAGATACAGCAGTAGTGCCACCAACGCCACGTCCTGCGGCTACAGATGGTAGAGTTACAAAGTTAGCACCTTTAGAGGTGTAGTAAATAATCTCTTTGTTAGTAGAGCTATCTGGTTCTATAACTAAATAACCTTCACTTGGTGTTGGAAGTGAGTTTAGGTAAATAGTAGTATCACTAGCGGTAATTCCTGATGCTAGTGTGGTTGTGAAAAAGTTTTGAAATCCTAGATTTGGTGTTGCCATAATTTTTTATCCTTGCTTAATTTTAACTGTTTTACGAGGGCCTGCTTTTGGTTTTGGTACCTTGAATGATACTTTCTTAGCTTTAACTGTAGGCACTCTAGGTAAGCCTCTAACTGTAACTCTAGGTGTTTTAATTCTAGGTACTTTAACTTTAGCTACACGACCTCTGCCTGTTCTTCTTCTACCTGTTGCACGTCTGCCACGACGACCTTTCAATGCTTTTATCTTAGGTGTTTTTGCTTGTTTAGGTGCTTTAAGTCCTTCTGCAATAGAATCTTTAATTCCTTCAACTACAGATATATCATCTTTATATTGTCCAGATTGCTTTAATGCATCTAATTCTTTCTCTGGTAAGTCAAAGATTGCTTTTTGAATAGGTGACATATCTTTTTTAGCTTGATCCTCAGCAACACTACGTTTAAGTCTAGTTGCAGTTGTTTTATCTACACCCTGTAGTACAGATGTATCACCTTTTTCTAAAGCTTGTTTTATTCTGAAGTTTTCTCTGGCTTTTTCACGTTTAGCTTTTTCTGCTTGTTCATATACTTTTTGAGCAGTGGCACTTAAATCTTTTTCTTCACCTAAGAATCTACTCAATACTGGTAGTTCTTGAACTGGAGGACGTTGTCCTTGAGTTATATCGGCTACTTGTAGACCTTGTCGGCCTAAACCACCAGTAAAACCACTTAATGCAAATTCTAATTGTGCAGGTGATATATTTAATAATTCACCAATCTTTTTAGCTGTTTCTGTATTATATTTACTAAATTGTTGTGCAGCAGGTAAATCTTTTTGATATTTTCCTACAATCTCACTGCCTCTAAATACGTCATAGTTACTCAACATTTGGTAAGGCACAGTAACTGCAGTTGGACCTATGTCTGTAATAAATCGAGCTGGTTCAGATACACTACCGACTGGTAAAAATGAATCAACAATATCTTTTGCTGTATCTCCCCAATTAGTACTGTCACGTTTTATTTGAGCTAAGAAACTTTCTACAGGGTTAGCAAATATCTTACCAACTTCACCTTTTGGTATTTTAATAAATGGAGTCTTTTCATCACCTGTTACGATTACAAAGTTTTCACGTTTGATATAATCTGGTATTTCTTTATATATATCTGCATTACCTTCGGCATTGTTATGTATGTATAATATTGCTGCTGGAACAGACGCTATTGCAGCACCACGTGCCATAGTTTGTATAGGTCTATTCTTAAATGATTGAGCAAGTTTATAAGTACCTTGAACACGAGCATTTAAGAAAGGAACCATAGCATTAAATGATTTCATCTTAGATCCACGTTGTGCGAAATCTATTGTTGCTTCACGAGACTCACGCATAGCTGTAAGTAGTGCATCTTCTGTATTAAGACCTTCTTTAGTAGCACCTTTTAATGCACGCTTGAATACACCTACTCTAGAACCTTTTTCAGATAAATCACCAAAAATTCTAAATAGTTCTAATGGGCTTTTAACTAGTTTTCCTGCCTTGTAACCTATACCACCAGTTATATCTTTTACACCACGTTGTAGCGTAGTTCTATCTTGTGCAAATAATGTTGCTTGATCTGCTCCTGATAGTATCCATTTTTTGTATGAATCATCTTTTTTCATAACTGATGCTAAACCAGATACAAAGTCATACATTGGAATACCGCCATATTTATTATTTACAGCTGCAGACAATTGGTCACGTAAAACGTTAGGCAAGGCAAAAGCTACGTTTAAGCTAGTAGCACCTGCTCTTAAAGCTCTTGCTGGTAACGATAAAGCTCTAACTACTAAGTTAAGTTGTTCTTCATCCATAGCATTAAGTGCTCTAGAAAGTTCAGGGTCAGCAGCTAATTTAACTCTTTTGCCATCTGAGAACAATTCTATTGCTGGTGCTTTTAGACCTGCACCTTTAGGTAGTGGCTTAAATTCATCTGGTGATAATGCTACTAGACTATTTAATACTTTTTGTTTAGCTACTGTAGCTTGAACATCGTAAGTATTTTTAATTACAGATTCTATAGGGTCAATAATATCTTTCTCTGAACCTTTAATTGCTTTAAGACTTGCTAGTTTTTTAGCACCACTAATTTTTTGACCACTTTGTGTAGTATCAGCAATAACGTCTGGTATTACACGATTAAATGGAATATAGAACTGATTTTTAGCAATTATGTTGTCATAACTTTGTTTGCTAATTACGCCTGTTGCAAGTAACTGATCTAATTGGTTTCTTTGGTAAGCATACAACTGTGTAGATATTTTATCGAAGTTAGCTATTTCATCTGGGCCATATTTTTGTGTAAGTTCTGCTATTGCAGTATTAGCTTTTTTGCCTATACCTCTTGATGCCAATTCGTTCATACGTCTGGCTACTAAGTATTGTCTAAGACCATCAAAATTTTTAGTCTGTTTAAGTATAGGGGTCAATTCATTATCAATACGGTAATTAGCAATACCGCCACCACCCATAAACTGTTTTACATAATACATTGGGTTTTCAGATGGTTTTAATTTAGTGCCACGTTCTAACTCAACATTGCGTACAAATCTTTCAATAGGATCAAATCTATTTAAGAACTGAGATTTTACTTCTAGTGCTTTATTGCTTACTGGTTGTTTAGGTTTAATTGGTTTTGTAGATATTTGTATATCTGCTAGTGAAGCTTCACCTTTAGGCCTCATAGCTGATTCTGGTACAGTTTCGTAGATAGGTTTAGTCATAGTTGGTGTTATACCAGTAACTTCTTTGGCTACTTTAATTTTAGCTTGTGGTATAGCTTTGGCAAATGTTATGCCTTCTAAACCTGCTTGAATGCCTTTACCTTCAGATAATTGAATGCCCTTAAAGCCTAATCTATTAGCTGCACTTCGTAACATAATCTCATCACCTACATAACCTTTTACTTGACCTTTACCTACAACAACTGCTGGTAAACCATTTGTGCCTGCATTTAATAATTCTTGTACTTTTTGTGGACCCAATAAATCTTCTAGTTGTGCTCTCTGAGCAGGATTTCTTATATCTAAATAATCATTTGTATTGATTCTTTTTGAAATTAGTTGCCCTTGTTTGCCAAATTCATCCTTAAATTGTTGTGCTAAATTTTGGTTAGTAGAAAAATAATTATCTCCAAGTTTACCTTTTTGACCACCCCTAAAAACAGTTACATAGTTAGGTGTAGGTTTTGCCTGTGCAGCTTTGGCAGTTGGTATTCCAGGAGCATTTTTTTGTGTTTGTGATAATGCTTTTTGAATGGCAATATTTGCAGCTGTTTTTTCAGATCCTTTTAATTCTCCAAATAATGCTTTACCAAGTTTGCCCAATACTTTACTCGTACCATAACCTAAAATTTCTCCACCTGCAGTTAATCCTGCACCAGTAAGAAATGTTTGTGGAGCTCTTTGTAATCTTTGTTCTAATTTGCCTGGTCCAGTTAAAACATCTTGTCCAGTTAAAGCAGTGCCACCAACAGCAGCAGCTTTTGCTATTTGAGCGGCTTTACCAGTTAATGGCAATCCTTTTAATTGTGCCCCAGTAGTAAAACTTCCAACTTCTACGCCAATAGGCACACCAGTTCTTAATACATCCTTAGTTACATCTTTAGCTGATACTCTTTTACCAACTTGTAAACTGGGGAAAAATCCTTTTGCATAATATTCATTCATTTTATTAAATTCAGCTTGACTAATTTGTTGACCAGTTGCTTTTTTAACAGCTTGTTCTATATTCATTGCAAAACCTTTTGCAGTATTAGGAGCTTCTTCGGTAAGTTTTTGATAAGTAGGTGATATAGATTTCAATGTTCTATCAATTTGAGATTTATTTTTATATACGCCATAAGCAGGTATTGCAACTTGAGCAATTTGTTCTGGCTTTGGTAACTTTTGTAATAATTGTACTTGTGATTTTAACTGTGGATTTATACCTACTAATCTTTGTTGTTGTGGTGTTAGTTGTTGGCCAGTAAAAGTTCTACGTGTAATATCTAGTCCTTGTCCAACGCCACCTAATGCACGACTAACAGCACCTAAATCTACTCGAGGTGCTTGTGGTAATCTTACCTGTGGTAATTGCACTCTTGGTATTTGGATTTGAGGTAACTGAATACGTGGAGGTGGTGGTGCTTGAAATCTAGGCAGGTTTCTTTGTACTTGAGCTATAGCTTGTTGTCGTGCTCTTTCAGCATCTAATACACTACGAGATATAACCTGTGGTGCTTGTTGAAATGCACGCCCTACACCTTGAGCAGCTCCACCGATGAACCTTCCAATCCTTCTTAGGAAGTCCATGTTATGCTCCTAGGCTCTGGCCCTGTTGCTGTTGTAGTTTATCGAAATAATCTGTGTAGAAAGTTTGGTCTTGTCCAGACTTCTGAATTAGTCCTTTACCAATAGTTTGCTTAGCAAAACTTGGTATTGAGCTAACTGCTAGTTCATCTAGTTGCTTTTTAAGCATATCAGCACCCATGTTCTGAGATGGTGCAATACCTTGTAGGGCTTGTACATATTGTTGGTTAGTTCTTAAACCAGCACGTTGTCCAGCTAATCCTTGTAAAGCTTGGTCTAGTTGTGATTGCTGAGCCTGTACATCAGCTTGAGTACCAGTTATTGTTCTAGGAGTACGGCCTACAGCTTCTTGTCCAGTTCTAAATTGTCCCATAGTAGTTTCATAAAACTTGCCTAATTCGCCTAGTTTGCCCTGCTTTTCTTGTTCCATCTGAGCTAGGTTCTGATTATATACATCACTAGCACGTCCAGCAGCTTTAGAATAGTAAGAAGAATCACCTACACCCTGTGCAGCGTATTGTAGAGGTAGAGCACGTGCAGTTTCTTCATATTGTCCAGTTAATCCTTTTTGCTGTTCGCCATAGGCTTTTTCTAGTTCACCACGTCGTGATTGAGTAAGGTCTGCCAAATCTCTATAAATAAGGTCATACATCTGATTAAGAGCGTTAATACGGTCAGATAAATCAGCAGTAACCATAGGTGTATAGTAACCACCGCCACCTGCAGTAGCTCGTGCTTGTGGAACTGCAGCATTTTCAGCCAATCTAGCTTGAAGTTCTTGGAATGAAACTCCAGCTGTATTTGCTGACAAAGCCTGTGCTATATCATTAACTTGTTCTGGTGTATATTGACCAGCATTTGAAGCAATCCAACTATCGATTGCTCCTCTACTTGTATAATTTGGTATAAATCTCGGATCTACTGCCATTATTTTTTGCCTTTCATAAATTATATTATTACACTTTTACACTATTGTATTTTCAAACTTGATGGCCATGATTGTCTATTGTATGGCACGTATGCAATTACAAACCCAAGTACAATAAAGTTTTGGTTATCATTGTTATTACTTATTTTAATCTTAAGTGTTCGTGATTTAGTATTTACCTTAAACCTATAAGGCACGTTGTTCGTTGTGCTAGTAGACGATGCTGTACCAGTACCACCAAATATAGGTGAACCCATCAAGGTTGTACCGATAGAACCAGTAAAATCTGTATCTGAACTAATACTTGTAGATTTAACTACCTGATCGTTATCTGCATAAAATGTAACTGTAACCGAACCAGATATTTGCCTAAATAGAATGGTCACATCTAACCAACGTTTATATTCATCAAAGTTATTAGCATCAAAAGATTTGCTAATCCAGTAAGAATTGATAGGTGTACCATTGGCCGAATAGTTGCCTTCTATAACTTCAAATACTTTAGCCTGATTGTCGTCTGCAAAATACAGGTGTTTCTGACCAGTAGTATCTATAAATTCCGTCCAAGAGTTAGCGTCCATATAATCAACTTTAGACCAAGCTAGATAGCGTCTGTCATAAATAAGAGTCTGGTTATTATAGTCGTTACCACCAGTAGCAAATGATGTATAGAACTTGAAGTCACTAAAGATAGATGCAGCATTCTGTGCCTGTGCAGGGTTAATAGTCTGAATAATAGGGTTTATTCTGTTTGAGAGCTCGTTAGAGCGAATAGTATTCAAGAAGTTAGGCTCATTACCAAGTACGTAGTAACCTTTGCGAGAGAGATAGAATACGTCGTTTTCAACGTTATCTATAGACTTATGTGATACAGCACCTGTTGCCTGAGTAATTTGGGTAATTGTAGGTACACCACTTGAAGATAAGCTCATCTGGAATATAGAACGTTCTTTAAAAATAATCACTACACCCTGATACTTAGCAAGGCCAGTAATCTTATCACCATCACCTTTATTTACATCAATATAGTTAGCACCAGTACCATTATAAGGACCAGTAGAGCCAGGATGTGTAGTTCCGTCATATACAGAATAAAGACCTGTTCCAGTAGGATTAGTATTTATAAAATCGCCAGGACTAGTGGTATTGTCTGAAATATAAAGTCTGTTAGGTTGAGTGCCTACGCCTGAGGCAATCTGAAAGCCTTGATACCAAATAGAAAATGAAGCACTTATAGTTGTTCCAGGTCTAGTAAGTGTAAGACTTGAGTCTAACTGTGCACCTGCTTCTTGGCCATTCCAGATATATAGGTTGTTATCACATTGAGTGAAGTTTACTTCTTTACCAGATGTAAAAGATGCACCAGATATAGCTGTCCAGGTAGATCCATTTAAATATTTAAGTGAAGTACCATCAACAGTTAATAAGTATTTGTTACCAGCTACGGTGTAAAAAGTACCAAGTCCTTTAGGGTTATTGGTAAGTCCAGTACCAACAGATTGAATACCAGCTGATTTAGCAATACAACCAGATTCAACAAATGATATGTTATTCAAATCAGACGCTTCAGCATCGTTGATTAGCGTATCAGAAACTAGATTATTTAGACCTTTACCTGGGTTTTTAACAGTTATTTCAGGCAATCTAGCTGGAGTTCGGCGGCGTGGTATCTTAACCGCCATCTTACCACTCCTCTACTCGACCTGTGAAACTATCATTTAGTTCCATAACAGATACAGCACGGCTTGCTGGCCTGTTACGTTGTTGTCTAGCAATTACTTCTTCAAGTTCTGCCTTAAATAGTGCTTCGTCCTGGGCAATATCTGCTAGTGGGTTTTCTGCTTGTCTGTAATATACAAGTGCAGCACGAGCAATAACCATGCTAGATGGAAATGTAGTTGATACTGAAGCGTTAATAGTTGGAGCTTTCTGTAGGTATCTAACGGTTACTGCACCAACATTATCACGAGTAGTCATTGTATAATCACCAGCTGAGCCTGTAAGCCAATACTTATAATCACCTGCGTGTGTTTGGTCTTGGTCTTCATAAGGTACTTTAGTAAATACGTAATCGTCTTCTGTACCAGAGTTAATAGTACGTACGTCTAGTGCTGGAGATTCACCAGCGTCACTAGGTAGAGTACCAGCATAAAAGCCATTGTTTGCGGCTGTTAATGAAACTGTAGCAAGTGCATACATTTCATCAAAATCATAAAGTCGAGCTATTCTTTCAAGCCCTCTTTGTATGAATTGTTTTCTATCGTCTATACCACTTGTTGGAACCGAAGCTTCACCAAGTAAATATGACATATCTTGTAATACTTCTGTCTGAGTTATTGCTGCCATATTCTTATTATAGAGTTTTTACTTTAGTATTTGCCTATTGCAAACTCTGGGAATGCCTTAGCAAGTTTGGCTGTAATCTTTTCACCGTGCTTACCATTTTGTATAGGGAAGTTTTCAGGGTCTACTACACATAGAATATCTTCTACTACTACTGGCATACGCATACCAAGTCGCATACTGCCTGATTCGTTAGCACCGTGTTCGCTTTTAAGTGCTTCACGAGTTTCCTTATTATCTTTTATGATAGCTAAAACATCTCTAGCAATGGTTGGGTTAGATTTAACTGCCAGATAAACTGATTCTTTCCACAGTTCTGGGCCACTATATTTGTCCACCAATTTACCAATTTCATCTTTAAGTGTTTGTTCCATTAAAGTCCTCCATAAGAGGCTCGTGAGAGCCCCTTAGCAGACCTCTAAAGGTGTGCGGTACCTTCGAAAGAACTGTTCTGTGCAAGATATTCTAGGGTTAATTCACCTTCGATCATACCTTTAGTAGCAGAACCAGTCTTAGCAAGAGTTACATGTTCAGGTTCACGCAAGTAAGCTACACGGAACTTGTCAGGTTGGATACCGATAATGTCTGCGTTAGTGTCACCACTTACAGTCATATATCTGTGTAGTCTGATTCGGAATACACCAAAGTCAGAGTAATAGGTATCAACAACATTGTGTAGTTCTTCTTTTTCGTTAGCAGTGAAACGAGTGGTGTTAGCAGTAAAGTTGCTAATACGTCGCTTCAAGCGAGAACCAACAAGGATGTCAGTAGGTTCGCCACCTTGAGTCCAAGCGTTCTGCATGTAGTCGTTAAGGATGCTTTCTGAAAGAGAAACACCAGACTGAGCAGTTGCGTTGGTAGTGATAGCTGCCTTTAGACCGACCATTGTACGAGCAGCAGAACCAGTACCTGTAGCTACGGTTGAACGTAGTAGGTTAAACTCTGCATCGTTTGCCCACTCTTTCATAGCCTTTTGCATTTCGTAAGCGTAGCGGTCTTTGAAGCCAGGATAGTTTCTAGCTCTTTCTGTATCAGTTACAGCAAAGTCGATGCGAACGATTTGGGTTTGGTTCTGAACACGAGTTGGGTTAGTTCGGTTTGCGAAAGAAGCATCTGAACCTTCAACAACTGATTGAGCAGCAGGAGTCTTTAGAGTGTCAGTTACCCACTCGTGAAGAGTGTTAGTAGCACTAGAACGACCTAGCAAGCTCATCAAGCCGTTTTCTACTGGGCTGATGTTCGTAATGATGTCTAAAAGACTTTCTTTACGAGCATTTGAATCGTATGTATATACTGAAGCCATAGTTTTATTACCTCGATGTTAGTTGATTTAATACTGGCTCAAGCTCGACCCACTTGAGCGACTTACCATTGGATAAGTCCATTATTCGCCAATTTTTATATCACCGCTGTCGATTAGAGTTTTAAGAAGTTCTGTTGTTGCAGTATCCTTCTGTTCTCTTGAGTTAGCGGATGCTACACGAGTTCTTAACTCCGATTGTGGAGTAGCAGTAGCAGTGTTTGAAGCAGTTTCTAGTACAGCACTTTCTTGAATGCGTACGTTGTTCTGTGCCTGCTCTACGCCCATTTGTTTAGCTTTACCAATCTTATTAAAGATTTTATCAGCTATTGCTTTAGGTGAAGGGTTTTTCTGGCCATTAGTGGCTACCCATTCGCCCCAGCGAGCGTTTTTAACCATATCCCTAAGCTCTTTATCTTGCTTTAGTTCTGGATAGCTGTTCTCAGCTTGTTCCCATAACTTCTGCTCTTTAATTTGCTCTTGGGCTTCCATGCGAGCTTGTTGCCTGGCGACTTCTGTTGCTTGTGTAATCTGTTGATTGATAGCAGCAGCGAATGCGTTAGGATCTATATTCCCATCTACATCTTGAGGCAAGTTACTCCAGTCGAACGGTTGCAACTCTGGTGCTTGACCATAGTTTGGTAAGGTATCCAATTCGACTCCATCATCATAAGTTTGCTCGGCCTGTTGTACAGGTTCTTGAGCTACTTCTTGAGTAGGTTCTGCTTGAACTGGTTCCTGTGTAGGTGCTTCAGCAACTGGTGCTTCTACTTCCACCTCAGGAGCCTGCATAGGTTGGTTAGTTTGTTCTAAAGGTGCGGCCTGTTCAGGTTGTGCTGGCACTTGTGGTGCTTGTTGCACAGGTTCCTGCTGTACAGGTTGTTCTTGATATGATTGCTCTTCCATTTTTTCCTCCATTTAATTTGTCATTTATACAATGAATATAACCCATTTACAAAGTTACTCTTTGCGAATGAGTTTTCCCACTGGGCACTTTTTACATTTAATACCAAAGTAGAAATCTGTATCCTCTGTTGGATCAGGTTCCCACTGGTGTTCGCAGTTAGGGTCATTCAACTGCACCATATCTTCTTTCTTGATAACAGTAGTTTCACCCATTACTGGCTGGCCTTCACTATCAAAGCCAGCTACTTCTGTTATTGTAAAGTCGTTATTGTTGTCCATTGATTAGAGCTATACTATCGGCGGCTTGTTTACCATTACGCTCTATCGCATCGAATGCGTCCACCACCATTCGTATTCCTTCTATTTTGTATCTTAATTCTTTGTATGTTTCAAAATCTACAGGCTTATCGTTCATTAAAAGATTAGTCAGATTACCAATCAATCCTAGTAAAGTAGAGTCGATGATATCGAACTCTGGTTGTTCTTTTAGTACAGATAGCTTAGTAGCTTTATCTAATGCTTCCTGATATGCAATCAGTTCGTTATTTGCCATTAGTACATACCTCCCATATTAGTTGGTTGTTGTGGCATTTCTGGACCCATCATATCCTCTGGTGTTTGTGCTTCCATTTCCATTTCTGGCTGTTCCATCTCCATTGGTGAACCCATACCACCTTCAGCGGCTTGTTCTTCTTGCTGTTGTTCTTCAGGTTCTTTAATGATTGATTCTTCAGTGTTGATACCGAACTTATCACTTAGTTGTTCTACTAGTTCTTCAAAGTCTAGTGTTAGAGGCTTAGTAGCACCCTGTGTGGCCTGTGCCTGAGCTGCAGAGGCTTGCTGTAACGAAAGAACTTGCTGTATGTACTGTAGATATGTGTTTCTCTGGTCTTCTTTGCTTATAGGCTCCATAGAAGCGTCATCAATACGTAATTCCATATCACCTTGTAACATTGCTGGGTGTATCTTTTCTACACCTTTCTGGGTAGATACTGCGATAGCTCTGTCCATAAACTGCTGGTTATTAGATAGCCACATAGTACCAATCTGTTTAATAGACTGTTGGAAGTTAGAACGCATGAATGCAATCATGTCACCTGCTGCTTGTTGTAAGCGAATAATACCAGTAGCTGTGCCTTTAGTTTGGTCAGTAGGTGATCCAGTAGCTCCAGTAGCGTAAGAAGAGATTGTAGAGTCTTCTACAGCCTTTTGAAGTACCTGCATAACGTTATTTACTGCGTTAGGGTTAGGTTGTGGCATAGTAAACTGAGTTGGTGGTGTGCCTTGGTAAGTAACTTGCCCACCTGGTTGCACAACAAAGTTAGACACACGTGAGTTTTCAGGGATTAGATACATTCCATCAACAGATAGGTTCCAGTTGTCCATGTAGTGATTCCAAACATCATTAACAGCACTCTGTAAGCGTTCAGTAAGTTCAAAGATACCTTCACCCCAGAAGTCGAATGGTCGTTGCTTAACAACAAATCTTACTAGTGGGTATTTACCATGCCAGTAAGGATTGGTCTGTTCTCTTAATTCAATCCAAGCTTGTGATTTACCATTCTTAGTACCAGCGTCTGCATAGGTGCAAATCTTATTACCTTCATAACATTCATACACAGCTACGTAATCTACGGTCTTATCAGTTACGATTGGGTCTTGGTCATTAGTTAGACGGTTACGTGATTTCTTATATTGTGCGAATTGGTCTGCTTCAGCTCGTGAGTTTTCTAGTTTATCTAGGTTCTTATAAATAGTTTCTGATTTATTCATAGCCTTTAGCTGGTCGATAGTCTTATACTCTTTAATAATTACCCAAGGTGCTTTGTATAGGTTAGTTGAGCCAGGAGCTACAAATACATTAAAGATATTAACAGGTAGTAAATCGTTACAGCCGTACTTGGTTTCGGTTACTTTTTCTTTAGTCAAATCAACAGTACCATCGTCTGAGATTACTCGTTCGTATTTGTTTTTAGATTTAACGTGCCATGGAACCTTAGCAATACCTGTACCAGTTACTACTGCATCTACTAAACAGTTAAGTAGTTTATCTCTGATTGGTTCGTCTAATGCAGGGTTGTCATAGTCGTATTCAAGTTTAAGTTGCATCTTACGTGACATTTCAGTAAGAGCTTCTGTGCTTGCGTCTGGGTTACGTAGTGCTACTTCAAAGCCTGGTTTAAGACCAACAAACTTAGCAATTAAGTTCCAAGCTTTACCAGCTAATACAGGAATAAAGATTTTAGATCGCCATACAGCAATATTAGTATCATCAACAGTAGCGTACATAAGTTTGTACCACTCAGAAAACTTCTTAAACATTGTTTCCTGGTTATTTACTGCTATTTGGTATCGTTCTTTCCACACTTGTGACTGTGGTGTGTTTTCACTTATTCGCTTGCTAGTCTTGTCTTTTTTCATAACTTATATTCTACCTATTTTATAGCCGCCAGTTCAGCATCGTCAGCTGCGTCTTGTAATACTAAACCTTTTTGTCCAGTAGTGTATGTATCAGTATCGCTCCAGACTGCCACACGAGATTGGTCGGGTATAGATGAGTAGTCGGCAGCAACAATAATTGGACTTATATGCCCATTGTCCCAAAGGTCTAGTCCTGCCACCTTGTTAGTAAGTCCAGCGTCATAAATATCATCTAAGAACGCATAAGCCCCTGCTGTAGAAGTTACTGCGGTAATAACTATAGTTGCATACCTACTATCAGTAGAAGTGTAATTAGCAGTTAGTGTCCACGGTAACCAAGTTCCAGTAGTAGTTGCTAATGTAACAGTATCATCAGGTGGAGCAGTAAGTAGTGTATCTGGTAAGAATAAGTCTACTTTTAATGTACCTGAACTGAATGTAGCATTACGATATAAGTACCCATAAACCTGCACTTGTGATGTAGGGTTCGCAGGTACTTTGAATGTCATAGTTGCACCAAGAGTATTATTCTCAGGCTTAATAGCAACAGCTAGTGAGCCAGCAGTTCTTACAGTAGTATCTGTTAAGCCTGCACCACTTGACCAGAACGAACCTTTATTAGAGTACCAACGGTGAGATGAGCTGTTTGTGTTGAAGTCTTGAAATGCTATATCTGAACCATCAAGTTGGTTTAAGTATCCACTTATAAGGGTTGCTGAACCAAAGGTGCAGTCCTTGAATAATGCTGTGTTATAAGTAGTAGTTAGGGTTAATACATCAATTACATTGGTAAAGAAGTTTCCAAAATTACAATTATTAAATAGCACCTGCACACCTGAGCTGAAGTAAACTCCATTGGTTCTGGCTGCATTTACTGTGCAATTATTAAATGTAATATTGTTTGAACCACTAACATATATTGCACTGATTGCTGCGGTGTTAGAACCGTTAGCTCCGTATGAATGGCAATTATTAAATGTGATGTCTGATGAGTTTACCCTAGTTGAGAATGACGTACCACTTACGGCTGTTCCTGCTCCACCAAAATCAAGACAATTTTCAAATGTCTGAGCTGAGCAAGTAAGTGTTCCTATTGCAGCGTTTGAGGTGTTGGTACATAGGTTGTTATATGAGACTACATCTGTAATCGTAGCAGCGGTTGTACAGTTGTTGATGTTTAGAGTATTTCTAGTACCAGCTGAGTTTTGATATAATACCGCTTTATCCATTGTATCTACGCTAGCAGCTAAGTTTTTGAAGTTAAGACCGTGTGCTGAAGCTGCACTAGAGTATTCCCAGCGAGTAAGTCCAAAATCAGAAGCTAGCAAGGTTGATTGTGAATATACTTTATACCCTCTAGTTGTTGTGAGAGGCTTTACAACGCAGTTCCTAGTTAAGTTGGCTATATGTACCCCTGCGGCGTGAGTGTACGTTAGGGCGGCTTCTGCACCACCAGGAGTAGAACTTAATACAAAAGATGTAGATGAGTTTCTTGTTTTAATATATCTTACTTCGTTTTGGTTATACGCCGTAGATGTACCAATTACTATTTCATCACCAACATCAGCGTCCCAACCTGTACTTACTATTAAAGGGTTAGCAGCTGTACCTACACCAGAAGCATATTTAGTTGAGACAATATAATCTGCACCTGTAAATGTAAGTTGTCCACCTCTGTTACTACCAGTTGTAAAAATACCAAACTCACCGTTGGTGGTGTTACAGTCTATTGTAAGTGTTGATACTTTTGTCTTATCTGATACATTACCTGACCAGTTAAATGAACCAGTACCAGAACATATAATTGAGCCTCTGACTGTTAATGAAGTTGACACTGTAGTGTCTGCCGACACACCACCACCAGTTCCAACAGTAATAGCTGCTCCCATTGTAACTACAGTTCCGTCTTGCATAGTTTTATCTGTGCCTGAGCCAACAACAGTTGCAACAGCACCAGAGAATACTAATTGTTTTGCTGTAAGTCCTGAGTTGTGGAAACCACCTACCCAAACATCATCATTGGCAGCTAATGCTGAAGCTGTATTGTATGTCGTTGTTGTTAGAAGCGTTGTTGTGGTTGAACCAAGAACTGTACCTGATGTAGCACCTGAGCTATACACTTTAATCCTATAAGCTGAAGCTGTTAGAGTAGCAAACGTATACGGCGTGGTGAATCTAGCGTAATTCCAGCCTAATTTAATATCTGCGTTATTCATTGTGGCACTAGCTTTGGTAACAGTTGATTCTTGTAATTCAACAATTACGTTAATAGTAGTAGGTATTTGTGAGATGTATATCCAAGCACCAGTAGAAGCGTTTACTAAATTGGGTGCAGTAAATCCAGGACTAGTTACTCCAGCCGCAGTAATGTTCTGGGAAGTAGTAGTTACAGTACCTGTTCCAACATGGGTATCGTAAACTCCAGCACTAACATAGGTTCGTAGTGCCATTAGACTATCTCCGTTCCAATTTCAATATTTTGAGATGCTTCATATTCAGCTACAAAAGCGTCTAAATGATTTTTAATTTCAGCTTCTGCGTGCGATGGTATAGATTCTACAACTTGGCTTGATAAAATTACATTATCGCCATCTACAATATCAAATATGAACTGTTGTGTTAGATTAAGTGTAAGTTCTGACTTTGATGTTATTATTGCTTTCATATTGTCTCCTTTCTAAAATGCTGTTGCATAATCAGTATATGTCTGACTTGCTCGGTTAGTCCAGGCTGTGGAATAAGCCGATGTACCAGCTACATACTCGAATACATTAGTTGCTATTGTTTTTCTCATAATATACCAATACCCATCTGAACGCTGAAACCCAAAATACTTATAAGTAGCTGTAGCTTCTTTGTTACAGATTGAGTATGCACCAGTTTCTTTTGTATAAACATTTGATACTGTAGCATTGGTTTCTAATGAGCCACTAGGGTTCACTTTTACATTGTAATAAGTTCCGCCACCTGTACTTGCTCTACCTGCTATAACAGACCTATTAAGCCCTGCTAGGGTGCTGTCAGAGATTGGGTGGGTCATTGTTAAGAAGTTACTTGTAGAACCAGCAGCCCAACAAGCAGTATTCATTGCTAGTACAGTTGCACCTGCAGTTGTTTTCTTTATGTCTAATGTGATAGGCAGGTTAGGGTTTTGTATTGTAGGCACTGCTGCAGTGTTAGGGTGTTTAATTTTATGGAATACAATCCACTCACCATCTGGGGAGAATACTTCAAAGTAAATAGGTGCAGCACCTAACCAACCAAATCGTATTCTAAACAGATTGTCTTTAGTAAAGTCTATAGCTTCTGGTGTGCCATTTCTGGTATAACCTGAACCAGTCTGTCCTGAGAGAGTATCTTCACTAAAACTTGCCTGTGCAGTTGTTACATCTACAGCTCCACTTCGCTTAGTAACACCAAATGATGTACCTTCATAACCTATAAAGAAACCATTGTTAGTATCATAAAGACCAATGCGTTGATAAGAACTTGCGATACCAGCAGTAAAGATAGCAGTGAAGGCTACAAAGGTTTCAGCGTGTGGTCGGTAAGTTACTGAAGTATTTGTAACTGCCTTAACACCACCACTAGTATTAGAACCAGATGTAAATACAGCTTGCCCACCTGAATTGCTGGCATCACCAGTAACAGTTTTAGTAACTGTTAAATCTGTAATAGAGTCTGGGTCAGTTGTACTGAAGTCTATTTCTACTTGGTTATATCGAGAGCCACTAACAGCACTGCCAAATAAGTCTTGAGCTACTAGGTCTATCGGACCAGAAGCTGCACCACCAGAATCTCTAACCCACGCAGAACCATTCCAAATATAATTATTCACACGTTTAGCGTGATTATCTGGATCGTGTTCTAGCTGATTAAGCTGTCCTGCTGAATTAAAATCTGATGTTGGCATTAAATTTCCTTAATTACTTCCTTGCAAGCCTTTTGCAACTGTTCAATAGTGATTGGTAAATACTCCACAACCTTCTCGGCTGGTAGTTCATACACATATTCTCTATCGTCAAATTGCACTTTAACTTTCATAGTTCATTTAAGAGTTTAGTGTTTGTTTCAATGTCTTTCCTTATTCTAGCGTATTCATAAAGCTTACCTAGACGTGTTTCACCCATTTTGAGTGCTCCTAAGCGGTTCTCAATACTTTTTATGGCAAACATAAGATCTGCATCAGTCATTCCGTCTTTATAGAAATAATCACGTATAAACTTAGCTTGGTTACCACCGTCGGTATCGTTAGGGTCACCGCCTAATAGATTAACTATCTTTACAGCGTCTACTTCTACTGGTGCTGATTTCTGTTCAACACTTACATCTACAACATCACCGTCGTGTTTTGGATTGACTACAATTCCTTCTTCCATATTACCTCCATGCTTCTATAGTTAATAATAATCTGTCTGTACTTTCGTACCAGTCTGCAAATGGTTCTACCTGTAATTTATAACGTAGTATCTTTTGGTGTGACTTATCGTGCATTGTATCTACTAATCGCTCTACAAAGCTCTCTTTGTCACAGCGAATACCATATCTAACTGTTTCTGCTAGGGCCATTGTTGGATATACCACTGGAATAGCCTGTGCTACCTGCGCCTTAACAGCACTCATGCAGAATAACTCGCCACCTAAGCAAGGATGTAGCCAGAAGTCGCTAGTACGGAATAGTTGGTTCATTAAATCGTCATCTACTTTACCTAAGAACATAGTATTGGGCATATCTCGTGGTTCAATACCGTAAGTTACTAGTAAAGTAGCTCTCGGTTCACGTTCAACTACCTCTGGCCATAGTCTTACTAGCTCTTCAAAGCCTCTATCTGGACTACTTGCGTATAAGCACTGAAATTCAGTCTTTTCATCTGCATATATTGCGTCTTTATTGTAGCCATGTGGCACAACTCTAGCCTTACCAACGTATCCTAGGTTATCTAGTGCCCACTTACTTGGAAAGATTACACCTTCAAAGCGTTCTACTTGCTCTTGTTTGTCTGCTATGTCTGTTTCATTGGTTAGATACCATACGTTCTTATCGTTTGCGTGTTGAAAGTCAGCGTATTTAACGTTTATTTCCTTACTATGTGGTACATAGTCGCTATACTTTGTATAGTTCACACCCTTAAACGTAGTAGGTTCGCCATTATAGTAAACAGTTACATCGTAACCACGTTCTTTTATGATACTTGCCCATTCTCTAACAGACTCTTCAGTACCACTTAAGAACTTGTCATGCGGACTCCAGCCTTCACCGTCATAGGTAAAGACAGGATTGCATATAAAAGCAATCGAATCTACTAGTCTTTTCATTAGTCTATTGTCCCATGTTTATCTTTGTACTTCATAAGAGCGTCCATATAGTAGGTATCGTCTGGGTCTATTTCCTTAAATGTCTTCTTACCTTCGTGGAATATAACAGCGTTGTGGTTCTTGGCTATTCTATAACCCTTTTTAATGGCTCTTTTCCACAAATCTAGATCTTCAGCATATCCACGACCAAACTCCTCTGAGAGGCCACCTAAATCGTGCCAGACAGTACTTCTAATTGCCCAACAGCTACCGAACTTATCACCTTCGGTTATTTTATCTACCTTCTCATAGCCATCACTATCACTTGTACGAATACTGACTATGTCATAGCCTTTCTCGATAAGCTCTAGTAAGCCTTCAAACCAACCTTTAACTGCGAGTGTGTCATTGTTTAAGATTATCAACACATCACCCTCTGAGTGTTCATAACCTGCTCGCACTGCACCTGCATAGCCTTTGTTCTCTGGTAGTCGTATATTAGTAGCAAAGTCTATCTCGGCCTTAACTGGTGAGCCATCATCTACAACTATTATCTGATCTGGGTTAGATGTAGCAGCGACAGAATTAACGCAGTCCTGTGTCATCTCAACATACTCATCGTTGATGTAGTAGGCTGGTATGATTACTGATACTTTCATAAAAACTCCTGTGGTATTGGTTCAATCTGATGTTTATTTTTATTAACTATCCAAGTTGTATAGTCGCCGTTGCCTGCACTGTTACTCTTTGCAGATTTACCTTTACCTTTAGATAATCTTTTTACTCTGTCTGGCCATCTGTGTGGCATTAAGTATGGCCAATGATATACAAAAATACTTAGATCAATATTACTTTTTAATTTATCTTCATCTATAAAAGGTTCTGTGTGAGATTTATGACCACCCCAATAAACACCATCTTCATTATAAAAAATTGCATTGTTTCTAGTAAAAAACATATCGCCAGCATGATGACGTCTATCTTTTATTAGAGACAATGTATGAACATACACACATTTAATTAAATCAGAATGAAAGTTAGACATATCTAATCTATTTAATGTTGAGTATAAATGTGCTGGTTTAACATATTCTTCATCTGAATCTAGTGCTAGTATCCACGAGTTCTTAGGTGTTTTATCTAATAAATAATTACGTTGTTCTTGCATATTAGTAAACTTTCTTTGAAATACTTTTATATTGCCAAGTTCTTCTAAAGATTTAAGCCACTCATAAGTTCCATCGGTTGAACCACCATCACACACATATATTACATCTGCTGCAATCATCAAAGACTCAATGCACCTTTGTATCTCAGGCATATTATTTTGACATATTACATTTCCGTAAATCATTTGATTAACCCCACACTTAGATTCTCTTCACAAGGATAGAAGTCAGGCTCTCGGCGTGCTACGATTTTGAAACCAGCACCCTTAGAGTATTGTTCTATTAAAGCAAAGTTAAATGGATTACGGTGTATACTACCAGCGTGGTGTTCCCAGTCATCATATCTATTTTTATCCCATGGTCGATAATATTCACCTACAAGATTATGTCGCCACTGATCGGTAATACCTTCTTCTAATATCTTTCTGGCCACTACGTCAATATCTGGCGTTTCAAGTATGCAAGTGCCACCCTCTTTAAGTACTCGATAAAACTCTTCAAACATCTTCTGATTAAGATTATATGGTACGTGTTCTATTACCTGGTAGGCTACTATCTCATCTACGCTGTTGTCGTCATACGGTAACTCAGTGATGTCTGCTTGAACATCGGCTGCTTTGTCATACTTATCCACATTGATGTAACCATCAAGTAAGTTATCACCACAGCCTAGATTTAATTTGATTTTGGCCATAGGTTTAACTCCTCTAATTCAGGTGGTAATTCTGCTGGTATCAGGTTGTGTAGCGTATCAGGGCTTGTAGGGTGTACATCTTGCATACCTGGCTCCCACTTCTTCCATACTTCGTTGTACCACTTCTGTGTATCAAAATCATTTGCGTGTGCGTAGTGAGTAATCTTTTCATATACTTCCATATCAGTTCTTGCCCAACTAAAGTGATGGGTATAAATATCTATAAGTCCAAAGCTTGAACCGACTACACGCTTATCTACAAAGCGTACACCAGGCTTTACAAGTATCAATGGTGTGCAATCTCTGTCTGGGTCAGCCTTCCAACCATCCTTCCAATACACTTTCTGTGATGTCGCACAATAAGCGTCACACTCTGGGCCTGCTTCTATAAACTTTTTAAGCTCATACCAAGTATTGTTATCAAAGAACTCATCAGGATCTAGTATGATAATCCAATCATAGTCACCATATAAGTCTTGGCCGAAGTTACGCTGGTCGTGTTCTGTAGGCCAATCTCTTTTCACCACCATGGCTCCAGCTTCCTCTGCTATCTCTTGAGTATTATCTCGGTAGATATTCTGGTCACCGAACCATGGCTTCTCACTTATCAATACGCACTTACTTGTAACCCACTCAGGGATGTGGTCCAGGAAAGGCTTAATGAACCTACTTTCGTTCAGTGCCACTGCTACCACAGCAATTTTCATC